ATCTGGGCCAGGCGGGTGTAGAGGTTGGGCAGGATGTTGATGGCCTGCGTCATTTCGGCCAGCGAATAGCCGCCAGCGTCAAAGGGATTGCGGGTGATGGTCATGAGGGGCTCCGGGGAAAGAGGGGGGGAAAGGAGAGAGTTCAGATCAGGCGGAGTCACGGGCAATGATGCCCAGTGCTGCCAGTTCGGTGATCTTGGTGGCGATTTTCGCGGCGTCATCGACCGTTGCGTCATAGGCCAGCCCGGCGCGTGAGACGATTGCAGGGCCCCGGGTCACGACAATGCCGAGGGCATCTGCCAGTGTGGCATCAACCGGGTAAAGCAACACGGCGGCGGCGGTTTCAGCACCATCTGTGCCGCCATCACTGGCGAGGGTGTACTTACCATTAACGGTAATGCGCCCGAGGACAGAGCCGACGGGATAGGCCATGCCCGCCAGCAGAGTGATGGTGTCGCGGGTGTAGTTCGGGTTGACCTCGTATTTGAGGACATCACCCATGCTGGGCGGTTGGGTCAGGACGGTCATGGATCAGGCTCCGTAAATGGGGTTTATCTGGGGAATGTCGCGCTGATTAGCGTGCGGCGTCGGTCGCGGCTTTTCTGGCGGCAGCGACAAGCGGGCTGTCTTTGGCTGCGGCTGCTGCAGGTGCGCTGGCCACGATTGAAGCGGCGTCACCGCGCGCGGCCAGATCCTCGAGTACCTGCGCACGCAGGGCTTCGGGCTTGAGGCCGCGTTTCACCGCATCTGCGGCATCGATCTGCACGCCCAGCCGGGCGGCCTGTGCGCAGACCTGAGCCACTTCTGCAGCCTCGGCGCGGATGGCATCGGCGGAAATGGCCGGTGCGGTTTCCGGAATGGTGGCTTGCGAGGAGGACAATGGTGCCACTGGTTCAAGTGATTGCTGTGGCGTTGTGGCAGGCGGCAAAACCGCCTCTGTTTTCGTTTGCGGCGTTTCCGTATTTGATGCGGGTGCCTCGGTATCCGTTTCATCGGCTGGATCTGTTGTTACGTTCATGGGGATTTCCTTTTGGGTTGGAGGATGGGTGACACGCGAAGGTCGGGGTGAGATCGGAGTGACGGCTGGCCGGTTCACAGCCTCGGCAAAAGCCAAGAATGCGCTGCGGGGATCTGCGACCGCATCGGCCAAACCAGCGTTTACGGCTGCCGCGCCACGCAATACAGCGGCCTCGGTGTCCAGGGCGGCATGCACGTCCAGCCGGTTGCCGCGCCCGGTGGCGACGGTTTGGGCAAACAGGGTTCGCAGGCCTCCCAGTTCGTCCTGCATCCGGGTGCGGACCGCGTCCGGCAGGGGTTCATAGGGATTGGCATCGGTTTTGTGTGCGCCTGCATGCACCAGCGTAACGGTCACGCCTTTCTGTTCCAGCATGCCGCTCATTTCGGTGTGCAGGGTCACAACGCCAATGCTGCCGACAGCGCCCGTGCGCGGCAGGGTGATGTGATCCGCTTGTGACGCCAGTGCATAGCCAGCCGACAGTGCGTGTTCGGCGACAAAGGCGTGGATCGGTTTTTGATCCCGCGCCGCGCGGATTCGGTCAGCCAGATCAAAGGCCCCGGCAACTTCGCCGCCAAAGCTGTCGATTTCCAGCGCAATGCCGCGTACCGCCGGGTCGGCAATGGCTACGTCAATCTGAGCCGCAATCCCCTCATAGGAGGTGAGACCCGAAGACTGGCCGATCCACGCGCCGCGATGCACCAGGGTTCCGGCGATCTCGATCAAAGCAATACTGCCGATCAGCGTGAAGGGCTGACTCCCCTGATCGTTGTCACGTTCCGCGAGGTTCCCACCAATCAGAGAGGCCCGGGCAGGCAAAGCGGCATGCACGACGTCAGCACCAGCCAGATCAGAGCCATGAAAGGTGATTTCCTGCCCGGCAATCCGGGGACCCAGCCCGGACAGGAATGCCAGGGCCTTGGAAGGTTCCACCATCAGAGGTGTGTTGAACGCGCGCTGCGCGATCCGGGCGTGATGCATCATCTGGTTGTCTCTTTGAGAATTGGGGTTGGGAACGCGAAACCTTGATTTGTCCGCGCGCAATCCGATATAGTAAGGAGAAACTTGGAAAAGTAAGGAATGGGCTGATGCAGGAATCCACGGTAACAACCAAAGGTCAGACCACATTGCCCCGGGACGTGCGGCACGCGCTTGACCTCGCGAGCGGCGACAAGGTGCGGTACGTGATCCTTGATGGTGAAGTCCGGTTGCTCAAATCTCGCCCGGTGAACGAACTGGCGGGCCTTCTGGCAAGGCCCGGTCGCAATCCGGTTAGTCTGGATGACATGGAGGCAGCCATTGCCGCCGGTGCAACTGACAACGCAGATCCCAAAAAATGATCGCGATCGACACCAATGTGCTGGTGCGGTTTCTGACACAAGATGATGCCGTGCAGGCCAAGGCCGCCAGCAATTTCATGGCCGGTCTGAATGTTGCCAACCCCGGCTTCATCTGCCGCGAAGTGATGGTTGAACTGGTCTGGGTGCTGGAACGGGCCTATCGCTGTAGCCGGGCTGAAGTCACCACCGCTCTCGAAGCTCTGCTGTCCGCCAGTGAGCTGGAGATCGAGGCGGCGGATGATGTTGGCACAGCCATGTTTCAGTACCGGGAAGGTGGTTTTGGTTTTGCTGATCTGATGATCGCCGCGGCTGCGCGCCGCGCGGATGCTATTCCTTTGATCACCTTCGACCGCAAGGCCGCGAAGATTCACGGGGTGGAACTGCTGAAATCGTAGTGCGGTCACTTGTCCGCTTCGCTTTCAGATCGGCGCTCGCGAACTTCCTGATCAACATCATCTGCTTCCCCATCGGTGTCGGTTTTCTGGGCACCACCCTGACCGGGTGCCTGCGCGGGCGATCCCGGGCGGCGGAAATCCAGCCCCAGTGCCACTTCGCGCTGTCGCTCGGCCGCAATTTCGCGCTCGACCTGTTCCGCGTCATAGCCACGTTCGGACAATGCCTGGGTACGGGATTTCAACCCGGCCTCGATTTGCAGAATTTCGACCGATGCATCCTTCATCGGGTCAACCCAGTCCCATTTGGTGGGCAACCACATGCAGATCTGATACTGGCGGCGACTGGCATCGTAATCCGGCAAATCCAGCGCACCGGACAGCACCGCCATGTCCATCCAGCGGGAGCCGCCAAGTCACATCGTTGAGATCGAGCGGTTTGCTGTCAGCCCAAATGCGCCCGATGCCAGTGACCGGCAGACCGAGGCAATCACAGCCTATGCCCCGCACCGAGGCCTGATCATGATAGGGTGTCCCAATCCAGCGGCGGGTGGCTTTGACGATCCGCGCGGGGGCGGTTCGTGATATATTGTCCATTATAAGTGCGCTTTCTTTACATGCTTCCTCGGGAACCGAATTGCCGAGGACCATAAGACATCGGCAACCAATATCGGCAGAAACTTGCATTTCATGTATTTAACGCCATATATTCAGGGAATAATTCACACATGAATGATCGGCAAAAATGATCGAGACGCCCGCCAGAATTGAGCCCTGCCTGTTCGAAGACAGTATTCCGGCTGACCTTGCTGACCTTGTGGTCGAGATACAGCAGGCCGCAGACAGTCTCGGTCGTGATCTGCATCCCGAAAGCGCGGCGGAGCTGGCTGATCTCGTGCGGATCATGAATTGCTACTATTCAAACCTGATCGAAGGCCACAATACGCGGCCCCGCGATATCGAGCGCGCCCTTGCCGGTGCCGAGTTGGAAGCGGAAACCCGGCCCCTGGCGCTGGAGGCGCGTGCCCATGTCATTGTTCAGCGACGGATTGACGATGCCTGTCGTACCGGAACGCTGGCGCGGCCAACATCGTCAGACTTCCTGTCATGGGTGCACAATGACTTTTACGAGGAAATGCCGGAGGAATTCCGGTATGTCGAACACCCCGATGGAAGCCGGGAAAAAATCATTCCTGGCCGAATGCGTCGGGACGGGGATACCGAAGTGGCGGTTGGTCGCCATCATCCTCCGTCATCGGACAGGGTCTTCGATTTCATGGCGCATTTTGAAAAGCGCTTTGGAATGGCGGAGAAATCCGCCAGCAACCGGATCATCGCCATTGCCTCTGCGCATCACCGGCTGAACTACATTCACCCCTTTCCGGATGGCAACGGTCGCGTCAGCCGTTTGATGTCGCATGCCATGGCGTTGAAGGCCGGTGTCGGCGGGCAAGGACTGTGGTCGGTGTCGCGCGGACTTGCGCGCGGTCTGGAGGACAGGGGCGAATACAAGCGCATGATGGATTACGCCGATACGCCGCGGCAAGGTGACCGGGATGGGCGCGGCAATCTTTCCGAAGCGGCGCTTCATTCGTTTTGCTGCTGGTTTCTGCAAGTGATGCTGGACCAGATCACGTTTTCCGGACGCCTGTTCGATCTGGGTGGGCTTGAAGAGCGGTATCGTCGCCTGGTGCGGGATGTATTGCCGGACAAGCGGGCACCGGATTTGCTGTCGGCAGTTTTGCGGCACGGATCCTTGGATCGGGGAGATGCACCTCTGGTCCTGAAGGTTTCGGAACGCTCGGCGAGGAACACATTGTCCGCTCTGACCGGGGCGGGGTTTCTGAAATCTGCCTCGCCGAAAACCCCGGTGCGGCTGGCATTCCCGCTGGAATACAGAGAAAGGCTGTTCCCCAATCTGTTTGCTGACGGCGAATTGAATCTCTGAGAATGCCTCACAGCACAGTTCCCTCATTTGCATCACCTTTAGCGGCATAGCGGAGGATGGTGTCCTATCCCGGGATATAGGGAAAGCCACAGAAGTTGATTGCATTGGCAAACTTCGCCTGACAGGTCTCAAAGCGTTTTTCGCACCCGGCGAAAATGTCGAAAGCGTCATTGACCGCAATCGGTCGAACTGGAGCCTCCAGCAGGGTGATCGTGACGTCCGCGCCAGTGATCGCGTGCGCCAGCACCTCGGCCTGCTGTCTGCGAGTGAACTTGAGATCGAGGCAGCGGACGATGTTGGCACGGACATGTTCCAGTACAGAGAGAGTGGATTTGGCTTTGCCGATCTGATGATCGCTGCGGCCGCGCGCCGGGCGGATGCCATTCCACTTGTCACGTTTGATCGCAAGGCCGCAAAGTTTCACGGCGTTGAACTGCTCGAAGCATAAAGACTTCATTCCTCTGCCTCGCTTTCAGACCGGCGTTCTGATTTCTCCTGATCGGCATCCTCCTCTTCCCCTTCGGTGTCGTTGCTTTGCGCATTTCCCTGACCCGGTGCCTGCGCGGGGGATCCCGGGCGTCGGAAATCCAGACCCAGCGCATGTTCGCGTTTGCGCTCAGCCGCGATCTCGCGCTCGACCTGTTCGGCGTCATAGCCACGTTCCGACAGCGCCTGCGTGCGGGATTTCAGCCCGGCTTCGATCTGCAGGATTTCCGCCGATGCATCCTTCATCGGATCCACCCAGTCCCATTTGGTCGGCAACCACATGCAGGCCTGATACTGACGCCGTTTCGCGTCGTACTCTGGCAAATCCAACGCCCCGGACAAAACGGCCATATCCATCCAGCGCACCCAGACCGCGCGGCACATCTGGTAAACCAGAACCCCATGCTGCCACGCGGAGATGCGCCTGCGGAAATCTACCAGCGAGATGCGGGTGTTGGAGAAGTTTCCCTTGGCGGTGTCGTTGGTCAGATAGCCGTAGGGAATGCCCAGCGCCGCCGATATCTGCAGCAGGGTGCGGTATTGAAACGGTTCATAGGTTGCCCCAGAATCCGGGGTGGCCGGAGTTGTCACATCTTCACCGGGATCGAGCCGTACAACCTGACCGGGCTCGACTTCAAGATCCTCGTCCGCCGGTTCCAGCGGCGTTTCCGGCGCGGGAGATGTAATGAACATGGCGAACATCGCAGCAGTCTTTTTGCGTTCGAGCTCGGCGTCGTCGTAGAGATCAAGCGTGAACAGCTTGACGATTGCGGGCGAAAAGCGGGACACGCCGCGCAACTGACCTGCCTCGACCGGGTCGATGACGTGGATGATGTCACTTGCCGGAATGCGCACGGTTTCACCCACAAGGCCCGG